ACAACACAAAAACAATGTGTGGATTACATTTCAAGTAGAGGATTTACAACACAAGACTTTAATTTTTATCATGCTCCTTCTATGCACACAAGAGTCATAGTGCCTATCTTATACCAAAATAAAAACATAGGATATGTAGCCAGAGCCATGCAAAATCAGATAAAGCCAAAATACTATGCACAAGTACAACCAGGATCACTATTCAATATGGATGCACAACATTGGTCAAGAAAGTTTGTTGTATTAGTCGAAGGAGTATTTGACGCAATCATGTTAGATGCAGTGGCCATACTTGGCAGTGAGATCAGTGCTATGCAAAAACAACAAATAGATGCACTGAATAGAAAAGTTATCATAGTGCCTGATCGTGATCGAGCCGGAAGCAAACTTATTGATCAGGCCTGTGATTGGGGATGGTCAGTATCAATGCCACCATGGCATGAAGGCATCAAAGATGTCAACAACGCTGTGCTAAAATATGGTAAGATACTGACCATGCAAGCCATCCTCAAACACACCCACGACACAAGCACCAAAATAAAAATAAATGAAAAACTATGGATCTAATAGCACACACAATACACAATTACAGTGATCAAATTTGGATGTTTCCAAAATTGCTTGACAATGAATATGCTGATAATGTACTAAACATGCTAGAACATTGTGACTATAAGGAATCCAAAAAACTCGATCCTGGCAGTTTGAACTATGTTTTTGCACAATGCAAACATGTGTCGCATGAATTAGTTGACTATATTAATTCGGACAATTTTCATGCATTTGTAAACCACCACACATCACAAAACATCAGCACAACTTTAAGTTGCTGGGCTAGTGCTTATTCTTTAGGACACTACTTGACCCCACATTCGGATGCTGTTGGCAAACGCAAGATGGCATACATTTTCTATTTCAATAAAGGATGGAAGGCTGAATGGGGAGGAAATATTGCCTTTGATAAAGGCACCCATTGGCAAATGTTTGTTCCACAAAACGGTACTCTAGCTTTGTTCAACGTAGAAGATAATAACAACAAACATATGGTGACAAATGTCGCAGTAGATAACACAAGATATGCAATCACAGGATGGTTAATATAATGCCATTTTATACAGAAAGAATAACATTATATCGCAAATCATGGAGGACAAATGATATTATTGCATATATGGAAAGTGAAGATTACAAGACATTGAAGGAAACAGTGCATGGTAAAGCTGTAATTAAAACAAAAATTAAATTTGCCTGGTTTCCTATAAGACTAAGAAATAAAAATTTTTTATGGTTGAAAAATTATGTTGAACGCACATTGGAATATTTGAATGTAAGAGGACGGGAAAGACTTACTATGCAGGAATATACACTATTAAAAATAAAGGGGACACATGAAAACATATAAACTAAAAACACCACTAAGATATCCAGGAGGCAAATCAAGGGCCATGAAGTTCTTAGGTACACATTTTCCACAACATGTTGATTCTTATGTAGAACCATTTTTGGGAGGTGGCTCTGTTGCCTTATGGGTCACACAACAGTATCCTAACGCTAATATACATGTCAACGATGCTTATCATCCTTTGTATGCATTTTGGTACCAATTACAAGAACAGGGCACAGAGATGCGTGAAAGATTGTTGGACATCAAAAGAACAACTGAACATTCTGAAGACGCCCAGCGGGAACTATTTCATGATGCACAAAAATGGATGCATGACGATAGAATGGATATGTTCACACTAGCATGTGCATTTTATATCGCAAACAAATGTTCCTTTTCAGGAATAGGCACTTCAACATTCAGCAAACAGGCATATGATGGAAACTTTACAATTAATAGTATAAACAAACTTCCAGAGTATCAAAAACTTATTGGTGGATGGACTATATCTAATTTGGACTACAGTTATTTCATGGTAAATGGCAATGACTTTTTATTTTTGGATCCTCCTTATGACATTAAATCATTTTTATATGGAAACAAAGGTGACAAACACAAAACATTTGATCATGATGAGTTCAAAAACCATGTTGACACATTAACAAGTAAATTCATGATAACATACAATGCCAATCAAAAACTTATTGAAAAATACAAAACATACCATTGCCTACAATGGGATCTGAAGTATACCATGAGATCCACAGGGTCTTACATGAAAGATCAAAACGAAAGAAAAGAACTGTTAATAACCAATTATGAGAGATGACACATTTTAAGAAAGGTATTATAATATAAAGGTGGAATACACAAAAGAATTACAAAAATTATTTTTAGAAATGTTTCTTGCTGATGCAGAGTCATTTGTAAGAGCACAAAATATTTTCAAATATTCACACTATGATGCACATCTAAGAGAAGCTGCCAAGTTCATATATGAATATGCCAATGAATACAAGACACTGCCAGATGTTGAAATGGTAAATGCCAAGACTGGTGCTGACTTGCAATCTGCCGCGGACATTGATCCTAAACACTTTGATTGGTTCCTTGATGAATATGAAAGATTTGCAAGACACAAGTCGCTTGAATCTGCCATATTGGCATCTGCTGACATGTTGGAAAAAGGCGAATATGGATCTGTAGAAGACAAGATCAAAAAAGCAGTTGAAGTAGGATTGACCAAAGACATGGGTCTTGATTACTTCGAGGATCCCAAAGCAAGATTACAGGCCTTGAAAGACAACAATGGCATGGTGCCAACTGGTTGGAAAAACTTTGACAAGAAACTGTTTGGTGGCTTCAACAGAGGCGAACTTAATATATTTGCTGGTGGTTCGGGTGCTGGTAAAAGTTTGTTCTTACAAAACTTGGCAGTCAACTATGCAGAACAAGGACTGAATGTGTGTTACATCACACTAGAGTTGAGTGAGAAGCTTACAGCAATGAGAATTGATGCCATGATGACTGAAACACCCACACGTGAAATATACAAAGACTTGGACACAGTTGATCTTAAAGTTAAAATGAAAGCAAAAACATCTGGCAAGTTAAGAATCAAATATATCTCATCTGGCGCCACAGCACTAGACATCAGAGCATACATTAAAGAATTTGAGATACAACACAATCTAACATGTGATGTGATACTGATTGACTATTTGGATCTGTTGATGCCAATGAATAGGAGAGTATCGCCCAGTGACTTGTTTGTCAAGGACAAGTATGTGTCTGAAGAGTTGAGAAACTTGGCCGTTGATATCAACTGTTTGTTGATCACAGCATCGCAGTTGAATAGAGCCAGTGTTGAAGAGATTGAATTTGATCATTCGCACATCAGTGGTGGACTAAGCAAGATACAAACAGCAGACAATGTAATTGGTATCTTCACATCACGTGCAATGAGAGAAAGAGGCAAGTATCAAATACAGTTTATGAAAACAAGATCCAGTTCTGGAGTTGGTCACAAGGTTGACTTGGAGTTCAATGTAGACACATTGCGTATACTTGACTTGGCAGAGGATGAAGAATATCAATCCTTTAAAAAACAAGCTCCATCAATATACACAAACTTAAAAAGGACATCTACTGTGTCAGCAGAGCCTAAAGAAGAACACAAAGCATCAGAACAGCCAAAAGATGATATCGGTAAAGTAAGGGCAACAGTAGAATCATCTAAGATCAAAGATTTAATTAAAAACTTAGGCAAAAATTAATTGAAAGACATATACGAAATAGATTATATCTATGAAAAGTTGAGTAAACTTTATCCACGATATACCAATCGAAAACCCAAAGCCAAAATATACGCCCATGCCTACACAAGCCTAATAGGTGTAATGTTGTCTGCACAAAGCCAGGATAAAAGGACTGCTGTGGCATGTAAGCAGTTATTTGATCTAGCCGAAACTCCTCAAGACATGATTCGATTGACACAAGAGCAAATAATAGAAGCAATAAAGCCTGCAGGACTATACAATGCAAAAAGTAAAAATATTCTTGCCACCAGTAAAAAGTTATTAGAAGAATACAATGGACGTGTGCCACAAACACAGGAAGAACTTATGAAGTTGCCAGGAGTAGGACGTAAAAGTTCGGATATAGTAATGCGTTTTGTTTGGGGTGAACCACACATTGCTGTAGATACTCATGTGTTTAGATTGCTATGGAGATTGGGATGGGTTGATCAATTGGATGAAAACAAAGCATCAATCACAGTTAACAAAACTACCCCAACCAAATACAAATACGGCGCACACATGTGGCTTATAACACACGCAAAAAAAGTTTGTAAATCTAGATCTCCTGGATGCAACACATGTGTGATTGATAAGGTGTGTGATAAACGTATGATTGACGTTCCTAAATCAAAACTACGCGATGCCATTAAAATAGCCAACTAATTATTATTATGGATTTACCAGCATCACAAATACATTGGAACAACCAAACTTACAATTATGATCTTGAAAAATACAATTGGCCTCAATGGGCATTATCTGTTGTGCAAGAAGTTGCTCCACAAGTAAAAAAGTTAGAAACATTACATGAAGTATTGTCAGCTAGTGATGTTGTCAAGGTATCTAAACATGTGCAAAATGCGTGTAGTAGGAAAGACTTCATGGAAAGATTCGATGAATTTGTTGCGTCATTTGTTCCTGATAAAATCGAAAATAGGAAATACATGATACAACGGTTTGGGACCTTGAGAGTAGTAATACCTAATCAAGCAAAAGTTGGTAGGAGACTGCAGATGCATCAAGGCATCTTTGTTGGTAACGGTAGAGGATGCAGGACCATATGGACTCCGTTCACGGAAGCAAAGGCAAGTAACACTCTGTGGATGGTAGACATTGAACACAGCAGGCGTATTACAAAACAATTCATGCATCAAAAATGGAGCCTTGAAAAACTAGAAGAAGAATGTTATAAGGTGGCTTTTCCTATTGAACTAAAGCCTGGACAAAGCCATTTATTTTTACAAGAAATGTTACATGGTAACATCAATAATGTAGAAGGTTATACAAGAGTGAGCATGGACATGAGAATACTCATAGAAGGCGAAGAATATGGTCGAAGACATCCAGGAGGATTTATGAGACTGCCTGGCGATCATGAAGCTGGTGGTCCATCTGACTACACAGGTAAAACTGCAATTACATATGTTGGTTGGAGTAGTGACTTCTCAAGAAATATTCCTTTGCCTATGCAAAGGGCAATAATTGATCAATACTGTGTCAAAAACAAAATAAATTACACTTCCTATGAATTCGAAAATGATCATTGTGATTGGCAAGCATCTCTTGAACATTTTATCAAAGACAAACCTGATATAATAGTGCTTAACAGCATGTATTCCATGACTGATGATGTTGATAGACGTAACGAAATATTTCAAATTGCTTTAGACAATAAAGTTGAACTACATTTTGCTAACGAATTAATATCTTTAAAAACAAAAGATGACCTTGAACGCATACAAACATATCTAAATTTTGCGGTTGCAAAAAAAGATCCTTACGTTTGGGAATAATTATTTTATATGGACAATATTGAGAAGTATGACAGTCTAAACATCGACGAGGTGTTTATGAAAAAAGGATTTGTTGTGCAAAGTTTCGAAAACTTAATCAACTGGGCACGTTCGGGATCACTGTGGCCCATGACATTTGGCCTTGCATGTTGTGGAGTAGAAATGATGCACTCGTACATGAGTAGATCCT